ACCACCGCCGTTTACAACACGGCTGAAGGAAATGGTGAGAGGGTGTGTGAGAGAAAGCCCCGTGGAGGCATCCTTGTAAGTGATAACGCAACGGTAGTCAATACCCGGTTCGCCCGCCATCACGTTGCCCTTAATGGTGAGAATGTGGCTCTTGGCACCGCTTAAAGCATAATTGCCGGAAGAGGTAATTGCCGTGGTGGAACTGCCGATGTACCACTTGACCGAAGTAACAGAGGCAGAGGTAATTTGGTCGGTGGTTGTACCGATGACATACAAGCTCGGTGTCAAAACCAAGTTGGTCTTGCTCCAGTCGGGATTGTAGGTGTTGTTATCGGGATTGAACATCTGCGACTTTGCGAGGTTCGACCCGATATAACCCGTTAGGGTTAGCGCGTCATTGTAGTCAATAATTGTAAATTGACCTTGTGCTTTGCTCATAATAAAAATCTCCTTTATTTGAATTTACTCAACCGAGTAAGCTGAGCCTTGTGGTTGTGTCGATGAGGTCGCAGAAAAAAGTGGCGCGGACATCGACATCCTCGCCTGTAATTTCTATGGATTTCGTTCCTCCGTAGTGGGCATCGTTCCACAATTTGTCCGCTTCGGCATCATCCGATACACGAGTCCAAATGAACTGATTGTCATCCAGGGTGTCGGTGATATTTTCATCCCAAGAAAAGACGGTAGCGATAAGTGTTGTTTGGATATTGCCGTTCTTGAAGATGTTTCCGTTGGAAGAGGAAATCACAAGCCGATACATTTTCTGCTCGTTGATTTCATCAATGCGGATATTGGTGTCTTCTACCGATTCGGTCGTGGCATAGGCTTTGAGAACAACCTCACCCGTCTCCAAATTCCAATAGGACGAGCCGTCAATGGAAGAAAGCGTACCCGCTTTGATGATATTTGCAATCAGCGTACCCGAGGTGATAAAATCGGCAACGATAGCACCATCGGAGGTGATCGCCGTTTCATAGGGACCGTTGTAGCCATTTGAGGAAAAGCCAAGTCCGCCGACGTTCCAACGCCATATATTCACGGCATCTTCAATCGTGGGTGCGTCCATAACGAGAAGCTCGTAAGGCTGACCTGCATCATCCCCTCGAAGCACGACATAACCGCCACGCTGACCGGTTATAAGCTCGGTTGCGTTTTGAATCGCAGAAGCCATAAGGCTCGGTATACGGTCAATTTTAGCGGCGGTGTTTTCGATTGCTGCTTGCGTTTGGGAAACGGTGTCGGTAAGGCTTTGACGAACCGAGCCGAGGGTGATAGAGGTGTACTTTTCCGCAAGGGTGTCATATACCGTCTTTACCACCTTTGCCGTAGCAGAAACACCGAGCAGAGTATGCTTGATAGTTACTCTGTCGCAGAGAGATACACGCTCAAGGATGGCAGCATATTCCGGTTGCTTCCATAATGGCTCAAAGGATATGGTCAAGTTGGGCGTTTCCACCCCGAGAGGGTTATTTTCAAGATACTTCACAGCCTTGGCACGGAGAGCCTCTTCGGTGATTACCTCGTCCATTTCAAAGGAGTCGGTGAAATCCTTGATGAGGGTTTTCCTTTGCACCAGAGTGCTGTTTGAGATCGGCAGTATCTGTTCGGTAAGGGTGATGACGGTTTCGTTTTCGTTCTCATCGGTATAAACAGCAAAAGGCAACAAATCCGTATAAACATCGGAATTGTCGCTGTCTTCCTCAAGCTTTGTGAGGTTTTTGCCGTATTCGATAACAACGCCGCGATTCTCACCACGCCCTTGATGGTGGATGACCGAGTAGTTGTCCCATTCAAACTCGCCACCCCAAAGGCTGATAAGAGAGCCGGACTCACCGCCAAGCACCGCACGTATGCTCTTGGGTTTCGATACCGAGAATTCCTTTGAGGTAACGTAATCGGTGCGGAAGGTGAAGTTGTGGGGCGTGAGAGCGTTTGTAAAGACCCGTTCCATCGCAAGCTGCGGAGGAAGATTTGCACCTTCCCACGCAGGCGTTGCGATGGTAGTCAGATCGTAAGAGAGGTGCTGTGCGTACACCTTCACAATGCCGTTTATAGGCTTTGTAATGCGGTAAATGCGGAAGACCTGGTCTTTGGATGTATCGTTAGGTTTTGCCTTTACAAGACGTTCCTTGCGGATTTCGTTATAGAACTGACCCGAAATGGGATACTGAAAGGTGCATTCGTAGGTGCTGTTGCGTTCCTCGGTGACCTCGCAGGAGATAATATCCGAAAGAGCACCGATGCCAAAGGTTGAAAAGCTGGTCGCATTGGCTTTATAAAGAACCGGTATCATATCATCACCCACCTCGGCTTTATTTCAAGGCTTGTAATACCTCCGTCAAAGGTGATGGTATTCTTACCGGGAGCAAGGGTGGGAAAACCGTTACCGCTGACCGTGTCGTTCTTCAGCTCGGTGCCTTGGTAGAAGTTCATCAGCTCCGAGTCGCATTCGGTGTATCCGTCAAGGGTGCTGAACTCCCATATAGCGTTTCCCGCAGAGGACTGAATCGTAAGGTTACCAGTGCCTCTGCCGTTGACCTTGATGTAAGGCTTGGCGGTGAAGGGATAAGGGTTGGTCAGTACAAAGCCGGAGCTGCTATAAGTGGTAAGTGTCTGTCCCGAATACAGATAACGGAACGGCTGAACGCTGAAATTCACGGTGAACACGCCGATTTTATTCAGCTCGTCATCAATATCCAACTTGTTATTGAAGACCGCTTTGCGGAAAAATTCGGTGTCGTAGCTGTCCGATAACGTATGGTAGCGGTCAGGCTCGGTATAGAGCCAAGCCTTGATAGCCGTTACCTTGCTTGAAAGCTCGGAGATGCTCTTTGCGGGTACAAAGCAAGTATAGGAAACCGCCCCATTGGGGAATCGTCCGTTAGGGGTGATAAGGTCGCCGTCTCTGCTGGGGATTGATTGAAACTTCAAATCATATTTCGGTGCGGAGAAGATGTCCTTACTGCTGATGCGAATGCCCATATCAGCGGAGTTGATACCGTTATAAATAAAATAATTCACGCAAATACCACTCCTTTCCGTTTCGCAAACGCATCTGCGGTTACCATAATTTCGTTTGTAAGCGCGGAGATATCCTCGCTTGAATAGTTGTTAAAGTTTTCGATGACCAGGTGGATCGAGAAGCCACCGGGGGCTGTCGTTCCATCGGTTACGGCTCCGTGTGCATTGACGTTGATATCGCTCGGCAGCGTGGTTGACAGATCTGCGGAGAGGTCATCAAATACAGAGTTTAGGTCTTTTGCCATATGCGTAGCGGAGTCGATTGCCTCGCCTGCGGTTTCATCAATACCGCCAGCCAAGCCCTCCATCATCATATCTCCTATCCACGCCATCTTACGGGAGGGGGAGTGGATGCCAAAAAAGTCGCAGATGCCGTCCCAAAGGCTCGAAGCCCAGCCAGACACCTTATCCCAAATCCAAGAGGCAAGGCTCTGGATACCTTCCCACAGACCTCTTACAAGGTTTGCGCCAACGTCAACAAAGGAGCCGATGCCGTTGACTAATGCGTTCACCAAGGAGGTGATAATCTGTGGCATTGCCTTTACAAGCTCCCAAATAATCTGCGGAAGATTGGTTATGAGAGACATAAAGAGGTCAACACCGGCTTCGATGAACTTGTCGATGCTTCCGAGAAGTCCGTCAATGATGCCGTTGATAAGGTCGGGTAAGCAACCCACGATGGCGATAATAATACGAGGTAGCTCGGTTATCAGCGAGGTGAGAAGCGTAATGCCGCACTCAATAATCATCGGTATCATTCCGAGTAAGGTGTCGATAACGCTCACAATGATTTCGGGGATCGCCTGGACAATCGTGAAGATGATTTCCGGCAAAGCACCGATGAGAGAGGTAATCAGCGTAATACCCGCATCAATAATCAAAGGCACAGCACCGATCACCGCATTCAGAACACCCTCGATGATGACGGGGATAGCCTCCACAATCGTGATAACGATTTCGGGGAGTGCGGCTACGAGTGAGGTAATAAGATGCACACCTGCTTCGATAAGAAGCGGAATGGCATTCATAAGAGCCTCAAGAATGCCGTTGATAATAACAGGGATTGCGTTGACGATGGTTTGGATGATAGTCGGCAAAGCGCCAACGAGAGAAGTGATGAGGTTGATACCCGCATCAATTATCATCGGTATGGCACCGATCACAGCCGTGAGGATGTTGTCGATTATTATGGGAATAGCCGCGATGATGGTTGAAATAATGGTCGGCAACGCTCCAACAAGTGAGGTGATGAGCTGTATTCCTGCATCGATTATCAAGGGGATAGCGTTAATAACCGCTGTCAGAATGCCGTCAATAATAACGGGAATCGCAGCAACGATAACCTCAATAATCTCGGGCAATGCACCGATGATTGAGGTAAGCAAGCCGATACCAGCCTCGATGAT